ACGCAATTATTAGCTGCGTCCTCGGTAGATATTAAGGATCTCAAGTCAAAGTACTTAGAGTTAATCTCAAATGGCTATACCGAGAATGTAGCACTCAAAGAATTACAGTTTCCCAAACCCCTATACCTCAAACTATTGGTAGAAGACCTAGATTTCATAAGTGATGTGGAACAAGCTCGCAAGTTACGGGCAGACTTCTGGGTGTCCAAGATAGCGGGGACTGTAGATCATGACTTCTCTAAAGATGAGATCGGATCTGAGAGGCTTAAGTTCGACAAGTTACAGTTCCTAGCTAAGGCAGATAACCCAGAACGTTATGGCAACAACTCCAAGAAGCTAGATATCTCCATAGACCTAGGACAATTCAAGTTACTTCCTCCAGAAGAAGCCTTAAAATCCTTGGCTGCAGATCCGTTTGCCATCGAGGCGGAGTATGTGGACATTAAAACCGAGGATGACTTACTATGAAATTCAAAGACGACGTTATAGCCGCAAGGTTTACAGATATGAACAAGCTAGCTCAGACTATTGCTACTGAGATGGATCAATGGAGCCAGAAGAACTATGGGATTGAACTCACTATTACAGCGACTGTATCGTCACATAACGAAGACAAGCAACTTGGACGGGTATCTGATACTCATAGGACTCGTAGGGCTTGGGATATTCGTACACGGGACTTACCTGATAGTCTCATTGCTGAGATGATCCTAGCTATTAATAAGAAGTATGGAAAGTATGGGGCTGTGGCTTCGGCTATTCCTCAGCTTTTGGTTCATAAGCCACATGGAAGTGGCCCCCATTTACATTGCCAACTAAACCGCAAATATGCATTACCGGAGTTAACGTATGCCTAGAGTTAAAGGTTCTAAGAACAAACCTAAAGAGAAAGAAGTAGTAGACCCTATCCTAGTCGATGAGGATCTAGTACACGCAGAGCCAAAGCCTACAAAAGAAAAAGTACTTATTGGATACCATCCAATTTCTGGGGCTGAAGTTTGGCAATAGCTAGCATAACTCGGGACGCTCAGTACTTAGCCACAGTACTTGGCGACCTACATTCAGTATGGCAACCTCATCCCGGCCAGATCGGAGTGGGTAGGGCTTTGTTCTATGAGAACAAGCGTAGGGTCATGACTAGATGTGGTCGTAAGTGGGGAAAGACCGAGATGTCTATCTATGTACTCTACCGATGGGCTATGACAACACCGAATGCCCAGTTCTATTACATAGCACCTTACTATAACCAAGCTTCAGAACTTATCTGGAAGCCGGGAAGATTACAAAACTTCCTAGGAAAGCACAGAGACAAATACATTGAAGCCTTTCATGAGACAGATAAGCGTGTGACATTTAAGAACGGATCCTTTATTAAGCTTGTTGGTTCCGATAACTACGAAGCAGGACGAGGACTTAACCCAGACGGAGCAGTTTATGACGAATTCAAGGATCACGACTACAGATTCCACCAAGGTTTCTCTGATAACCTTCTTGCCAAGAAAGCCCCATTACTCATTGTTGGTACTCCCCCAGAATTATTTGACCACTTCTTTGTACGTACCGAGGAAGAGTTTAAGCTCGATCCTCGTGGTGCTTATTTTAAGCGTCCAACTCATACTAATCCATATATAGATAAAGAAGAACTCGAACTAGAGAAGCAAGCCGCCATAAACAAAGGCGAGTGGGCAAAGTATATGCGGGAGATCGAAGCCGAGATCGTCCCCGGAGGAGCCAACGCTATTTTCCCTATGCTCGAGATCCCACGCTATGATGAGAAAGGCGGATTCGTATCCGATTCCCGCCATGTTAAGCGACATAATGACCTAATGGCGGAAATTAACCACTACCCTAAAGATTGGAAGTTCTATGCAGCCTATGACCCCGGAAGCTCAAGTTGTTTTGCTGGTCTTTTTGCTGCTGTTAATAACTTTAGTAAGAAGATAATAATCCTCGACGAGATCTATGAGAAACGTAAGATGGAGATGTCTACTCGTAAGATATATCCACGAGCAAAGCTCAAGATGCAGGAACTTAAACCAAGATACGACTGGTATCAGGTTTATGATAACGCCGCTACTTGGTTTTATAACGAAGTCATGGCAGAATACCGAGATGCTCTTACGCCATGTGACAAAGACGTAAATAAGAAAGAAGAGAAGCTATCAGTCATCAAGGATTTCTTGATCGAGGATCTATTAGTTATATCTGATAGATGTTCTGGTCTGATCTCTGAGATGTCTACCTATGCAACCGATGATGAAGGGAAGATTCCCAAGAAGAACGATCACGCTATCGATTCATTGCGATATCTTATGAATGCCGCCCATCTATCTACTGTTCCTAGAGAAAGACACAAGCGTCCAGATGATAGACGGGAGTGGACAAACATAGATTACTTAGAAGACAATGATGTTCTAGACGAGCCTATAGATTTTAACGACGATTTTACAGAGGAATGGTACGAATGATTAACTTAGTCATACCCACACTTATTTTATCCACTATTGCCCTAGTTACTTCACTAGTAGCTATTGTATTAGTCCTAGCCCAGAGATGGTCTACTCACAAGATTGAATGGAAACCCCTACAACTTAACGATCCTCTAGCTGAAGCTGATAAAGAATCGGAAGAATCAGACATCGATGATGGCAAAATCCTGCAAGAAGCTTTAAACTTACAACGTAATGGAAAGAAGCAAAGAGATCAGGATCCTTTGAATGACATCCTAGAGACAAATAATTTTTAAGAAGGGCTTACCATGTTTGAAACATTTGACGATTTAGATAACGTAAAATCTACCACAGAGGTAGTTCCTTTCCAGTTCAGAGAAGTAAAAAGCGAAGAAGGCACTCTTGACTGGCTCAATACCAGATTCCGTAGAGTATATGAGGGATCATTTCAGCGTTTCATTATGTATCGCCGTTATATCCAGATGTACAAGAACGTATCTGAAGAGCATGGCGATGGACTTACTAAGACTAATACTCGCTACGTTCCGGGTTCTTCTAAGAAACCTAAGATGCGGGATAACTTAGTCTGGGATCTAGTAGACCAAAAAACTGCAGAGATTTCTAAGTCTACTGTTAAAGTAGCCTTCTTACCTCAGTCATACTTTGACCAAGATGATATCAATAACGCTAAGGCTTGTAAGATCCTTTGCCAATCTAGAATGGAAGAACTTAAATTCGACCGACTAGTATCTAAGATGGATCGTATGATGTTTCTTATGGGTCACACTATCAGTGAGATCTGTTGGAATGAGGACATAGGCCCACTTAATCCTAAGTATGAAGAGAAGAAAAAACAATACGGCGGAAAAGTTCCTAAGACTTCTCCCGAAGGTATCGTGCTTGAAGGCAAGTACCTGACTGATGAAGATATGAGAATGGGTGACGTAGATATTAAACCACTCCTTCCATATAACTGTTTCCCTGAAGAGACTAAGAAGACTATCAAGGAATGTGATTACTTTGAAACAGTTGAATGGAAATTTAAAGAAGAAGTTATTGCGAACTACCCTAAGGCTAAAGGCAAGATCACAGAAAACGCCCATGTTATGTGGGATATGTCTGCGTCCGACCTTTCAGTACCCGAAAACATGGTCATGGTCAGAACTTTCTGGCACAAGCCCACTAAGCACTTCCCTGAAGGGGCTAAGATTATTTATTGCGAAGATCTAATCTTAGACTGGAGTGATTTCCCGTACCAAGATAAAGAGCTTCCATTTATAGAAGACAGAGACATTGAGTGTGTTGATGAGTTCTGGGGTCGTCCTTTTATTATCAACATCGAGCAGTTCTATAGAATGAATAACTCGATCTGGTCTGGAATTGCACGTAACCATGGAGTACTCAATGCCCCTAAGTACATTTATCCTGAAGGCACTGTTGATAAACAGTCTCTTAACAATGAGTTTGGTGCTATCGCATACCGTGGTGGAGTTCCCCCACAAATCCTACAGCACAATTACGTCAACAGGGGAGAAATTGATTTATCTAATCTCATATCTACTCGGGCTGGTAAACTTGGCCGTTTGTTTGATATCTCTCGTGGTAACGTTCCTCAGGGTGTAACTGCAGCTCAGGCTATGAGACTCTTGGAAGACCAACAGTTCCAAGCTATGGCTACAACGTCAGATAACCGTAAGCAACGTGTACTAGATATCTACCGCAAGGTAGTAGTTCGTATGGCACAATACTACTCAGCCGACGATGGTCGTATGTCCCGTATCCTAGGTGCGAACAATACCTACCTCATGCAATCGTTTAAGAAATTTGATTTCAATCTTATTTACGACATTCGTATTGAGAACGACTCGGTTCTATCTACATCTCGTGCGGGACGTATGGCAGATATCGTAGATCTGAATACTGCAAACCAAAAAGATCCTCTCTTTGGTAAAAAAGAAATGATTAGAATCCTAGGCTTAAACCTAGTGGAAGCTTTCCAAGATGAAGTAACTTACTCAATCGACACAGCCAAGCAGTGCTTGGATATGATCTTGAATGGAGAGGAAGCTCCTGCTCCAGAAGCTACCGATGGATTG